CAGGTTGATGACGTCCTCAAGGTCGGCCTTGTCGTAGAACGCATCCCATGCGTCGAGGTCCTTGATGAATCCACCATCCTCCAGGGCGCCCATGACATCAGCGAGAACGAGCAGGAGGTTCACGGAGTCAGCGTTGTCACCCATGAACGGCTCAAGCACAGAGGTGAGGCGCATACGCTTCGACGGGCGCAGAGCATGCGGCGGCACGAACAAGTCATGCCCCTCGATGGATGAGAACTCGGGAAGCTTATCCGCCTTCTTGGTGGCCATGCTGGTTTCCTTCCAGTGGGGTGATGGGGTGTTGGGAGGGGCGCCGCCACACACCCCTACATGGCGGCGCCCCTAGTATATCAGCCGTCAGTTGACGGTGAACTGCTTGCCGTCTGAGGCGGCAACGTTGTTCGTGACGATCACGTTCTGCGCACCCGTATTCACGCCGCGAGGCACGTAGGTGGTGATCTGGGTGGAGGAGTCCTTCTCGAACGTGGCGACCACGTTGCCGAACTTCACCTCTTGGACACCATCGAAGTTGGCTCCGGCGATGACGACCTTCGCGCCGACCGCGCCGGAGGTGGGGGTCAGGGTAGTGATGGTCGGCTTCGCGGTACCGATACCGGTGACGGTGCGAGGCTCGAGCATCTGGACGCGCGTCTTCCCCGAGTTGGGGGACAAGAGCGTGCCAGCGATCTTCACCTCAGTGAAGTTGTCCAGAGACAGGGACGGCATGTTACCGGCCAGGGAGACGCGGCGGAACAGGTACCCGGAGACGATACGGCCGTCCTCGACGACAACGAGGATGGCGCGCTCACTGGAGGCATCCAGCTCGATGTCCCAGGCGCGCTTGGTGGCGTCGTAGGTGGAGCCAGGGAACGCCACCTTCATGACGTCCTCGCCGAGGTTGACGGCGTTGATGGTGACCTTGTTGGTGACGTCCTCGCGGGTGGAGCGGACGCCCTGGCGGTCCCAGGTCCGCTTCGTGGAGGTGTCTCCACCGTCGGACTCGAACTCAATCAGGTTCTCACTGGAGGTGTCGCCCAGCCAGGTCCAGCCGTTCGCCTCCAGGGTGGTGCCGTCACCGAAGGTGTAGCCGCCGAGGTTGGGGGCCTCCGTGTCAGGGGCAGCGTAGTAGACGTGCCCACGGCCCGCGATCTGAATCTTACTGTTTCCGAGGTTAGCCATCAGGCTCCCTTCCTGGCCGTCACCTGAAGGGACGAAACCATGTTGATGTAGTCGGCAGTGGTTCCCATGTCCGTTTCCGGCGTGGGCAGCTGGGTCCACTCAAGGTAAGTGGCCCAGCCTTCGGAGGTCACCATTCCTGACCTCCAAGCTTTCTCAATGGCCTGCACGAGCGCGTCAGAGGCGTCAGACACCTCATCCCCATCAGGCCCAGTCATGTACAGGCGTGCCCTGATCTGGGTGGCGGCGAACGTCGGCCCAGACGGGTGGACACGCGAGATTGTCATCTGAACTCGGCACACGAGCTCATTCATCGGGTCATCCACGTCACCGTGGGTGCGCCACACGATCCGAGAGAGGATCGGCCACTCAGCGGCGCCAGCGGCGGCAGCATCCTGCACGTACCGGTAGATGAACGGAAGAGGATTCACGTAAGCCACTAGAACCCCCCATGTGCGCTTACGACACTACGCATAATATAAGTGCCAGGAACCCACGTGCGATAGCGGGCCCCTTGGCGGCCCGAGCGACGCCCCTGGGCATCCTGATACACGTAGTGCCCGAACTCCAGGGCGGCGTCATGGTCAGTGGAGGGGGAGATGGTCCAGTCAACCTTCCCCTGCTTCAGGCTGAAGGATGCAACCTGCTCTCCGGTCTGCATGTGCGCCGCAGCGGAAGCCTCAATCTCTGCGAACACCTTCGCGGCGGCGGCAGCGAACTCAGGCTGACGCGCCACCACGGCAGCAATGTCCTCGTGAA